ACAGGCTGTATTTGCGCTATTTCTAATCTTTAATTTGTTGCTTGTAGTATCTGCCCAGAATTGATACGCAAATGTCGTGGCTGGTGTAGTTGCACCGCTATGGTTTGTGAAAACCGCAGCCAGCTGCGTATTTAGATCTGCCCTGAATGCTGACCCACTAGCATTAGCGCAACTGCCATCGGCCTGAGCCATGAGAATCCAGGGTTAAGCGTCCTTTGTTCCGTATCCTACTGCAGCATATTGGAATTGACGATTTACCTGGCCGCCACCAGAACTCCTGAAAGTAACTGTGAAACCTGTTGATGTTGGTGCGGTCATCGTGTAGAAATCGCCAGTTTCCATGTCATACGGGGAAAGTGAGACGGCAACCCTGGTGTCATTGTCTACATAGAACGCATTGTCAAAAGTCACAGCCCTAGGTCCATCAGTTCCAGAAGCAAGCACATTGCTGTTTTCTGTGCGTCGCTCAAACTGAATAGTTGCTCCAAGCTTGTCAACAATTGGAGTCTGGTCAGGGTGCAATGCGTTTAGTTCAGCCTTGAACTGGAACTGCCTTGCATTGAAGTTGCCGTTTTCTAAAGGTATCCATGCGCCAAACGTAAGGTTCGACTCGTAATAGATCTTGTCGTCAGCAGTTGGCAAAGGAACTGCTGCATTTGGGTCATAGTTATCAAAATTGTTCCAGGTGTCGATTGTCGCAGTGCGTTCGTCAATCGTGTAGTCCACAGATGCAGGGACATTGCTTTCCAGGTTGTCACCGCTTTGCGTAATTAAAATGTCATCGTTTTGCGTTAGCAAGATCTGGACAACACTGGCGTTTGCTTGGTTTGTCTGAATTATGTCGCCATTTTGAGTAATTAACTGGTCATCGTTTTCAGCGACAAGATTGTCAGGGACTACAACTTCTCCGCCAAACAATAAGTAGTCGTCATCTTCGGTTAAGAAGTAAGTGCCTGTCGTTTCTTGGTTTGTTGTACGGAAATAAACGTCAGCAGTTGTGTCATCAGCTAACGCACCATCAACATCGCTCCATGTATCAAGTAAAGCCGTGCGGCTATCGACTGTGTCTAGCGGGTACAAGCCGCGAGAAGTCAACACACGTTTTAAATCAATGCTATAAATGCCGCCTAGATCTAATATTTTTTCAAAGTGGTAAATGCCGGAAGTGCCTCGCGTTCCAACAAAATCAACTGATGTTAGGTCGTCAAACGTGCCAGTGATTTCATCAATCTTTCCGTCACCGTCAAGAACAAGTCCGTCATACTCGCTGTCGTAATAAACGCCAAAACCCTCGCCCAGGAATGGTTTTACGTTCGATAAAGGCGTGTCTTCACGAATTAGTTCGAAGTTAAACCTAGGGATTGCATCGGCAATGTTTAAACTAACGCCAACAGCATTGGTACTGCGAATGCCAAAAATTGTTTCAAACTTTATAAAGTATGTTCCATTTATTCGTGGCAAAATTGCAAACGTTGAGTTTGCTAGCACTGTTCGCATGATCGACGTATTAGCCCAACTTGCAGTTGTCAAATCATCTGTCGTATGCCGTATGACTGCACGCAACGATTCTTTGTTGATACCTGTTGGGCCAATTGCCCAGCGTAAAGAAACCTGATCTTTGCCAACAACTTCAAGCGTTACGTCTGTTGGATCAGGTGGAGTGAGCGGTGATGCTGGAACCGTAAGAACAACTGTTGCGTCTGCTGACTCCTTGGAGCGTGGCGCCGGACCAACCGCACGTACGAACAGCTCAAAACTGACCCCAGGCTTTAGGTTGTCAACAACAAAGTTTGTATTAGTAGTCGTTGTCTCAATAAAATCGCCACCACCAATTTTGTACCTAACTTTGAAAAAGATTGCAGTAAACGCACTGCCGCGACTCCAGGATGCAGTAATTCGTGTCGTTGTAAGATCGTCTTTTGTTATGTCTTCTGCGCTTAAAGACAGATCGACCGGAACGGGTGGAGCCTCATCAAATAACGTAACGTCTGCAAATTCAAGTAGCGCGTTCTCGGTTTCAACAACGTTATAAATGTTGTCTACATGCTGGACACCCGTGATTGAATACGTTCCATTCTCACCCTCACCAATAGCAAGACACCTAAATTTCTGATGCTTGACGTTGCTGGCCTGGATTGAATAAACAGTTTCTACCTGTGGCGCAGAGCTAAACGGAGACGAGACGTTAATGACATTACCGACAACACTGCTAATCGATTTGGTTTCCGTCGTTCCGTCAGCCAGCACACAACTCAACTGACGATTCGTTCCAATCGGCAACGTGATTGCTTGGTCTGCTGTGACAGACGTTGTTGTTGACGCTGAAATGCGACCCGCCAACCTTGCGCCCTGACGCATTGCGTCCGAAACAGCAAAGATCTGGCCAGGCATCACCATTAAGCCTTCAAGGCCAACAGCAAACGTCACGGTCTCGCCCTCTGTTTCTTCAGAAGCAAGAACCCATTTGCCCATCCGTTGAGCCTGGAACTTGGATGTGCAGCCGAACGCCACAATTTCACGGATCTGGAAGCCGTATTTATTGACTAACTCCTTGTTCTCAATAACAACAAAGTCAGGACGGTAGAAGTTGTTCGGATCGTTGTAACGAACACGTACCCTGGTGCTTCTTGTCTTCAAGGAAGCGCCGTTATAGCTAAAGCCACCGCCAACCACATTTGAGTTGGTAAACAGGTGGACAGGCTCGAGTGCCGTAGTTGTGCTGCCTAAAACGCCATGGTCGCCAGCTACTTGGATCGTGTCTGACTTCCAGTAGATCATCCCCCGGAATACGCTTGCCAAATCCTGCAAGACGCTGAACGCATCTGCTGGTGATGCAATCACCGTATTAATCGCAAAGCGTGGCTCCGTTCCACCCGCGCTTGTTGGTACAAGCTCGTTGCAATACTTGGATAGCTCAATCAGATCAACCCAGCTCAACTCTTCTGCACTAACAAAATCACCAGCCCCATAACGGCTGTTCGTCACCATGTCGTAGAAACAACAGACCGGGCACGTTGTGTATGTGCGAGACAGCAACTTGCCATTGAAAGGAATGTTGCCGCTGTAGTTCAAACTCCCGTCTGTACGCACCATTGCGCTAGACGGGATCTGAACTTTCATCCCTTTAATCTCGTATGCACGAGCGGGGACAGTGTTGAACTGATCAGTTGAAAGGCTTAGCCCAACACAAGCTGTGTGCTTGTACGCCGTTTTAATATCCGTTCCAGCAATAATTGAAGACCAAACGATCGTGTCGCCTCGGCCACTAGCTAGCGGGGTTTTGTCACTTACATCCTCAAGATCACTAAACTTGATTTCAAAACCTGCTTCTATATCCGGCCCTGGGACACTGTCTGTAAATTTTAATTTATCAACTTTAATTTGCCAGGGGCCTTCTCCCGTTAGATCAATTCGAGGGGTTTGATATTGATAATTTGATGTAGAAATTCCCCTAAATTCTTTATAGCTCTGTCCGTCAAATGTTACAGTATTGAAGGCACTGTTTTTGCTTTTAACTGCGATCCTAATGCGTATTGCTGCAGGGAATAATTGACCCCTTGCAAGACCTTCAACTGCTGTCGAAAACAGCTTTGGAATCGTAAAAAGAAGTTTAACAAAATTAGTCTTTGGATCTGTAATTGTTTTAACAAGGCTGCCCGCGCCGTACTTTCTTTCTACAACCTCGTTATTTTCATCAACCTCTTCGCTGTAGTTCTCGCCAACTTGCGTTCCTACATCAATGATTGTTGTCGTGGCATTTGCAAACTGCTCACTAATTCCAATCCTGGTCTGGTTAGCCGTTCCTTTGCGTATTGCAAAATCGGTTGACTTGACGGCTTTTTGATCAGCAGAAGTCTCGTCAAGAAAGATGCTTTTACTGCTTTGCGTTGCAAGACCTTCAATCGGCCCTTCGCACAGAAGGTCGATCAGCTTAATTGTGGATTCAGAATTTAATGCCATAACTTAATCAAGCAAGCGATACCCAAAAGCATGGACGCGAAACTGCGTCTGTGCGTCAGTGTCAACGTCCATAATAGTAATTCGCAGCTTAAGCTCTTTGTTGTTGTCAAGTTTGCGCCACTTAAGCCTTTGCAAGTAAAAATAATTTTGCGTTGCCTCCAGATATCCCTGAATTGCTACTTCAGCACCAGCAACTTTAATGTCGTCACCAGGCATTGTGTGTTCAACTTCTATGCGGTATTGAATAAATCCATCAATCTTTGTTGATGTTGCTGCCGCACCAGAACGGCCAAACAAACCCTTTCTAACCTCAAAAATAATATCAAATTCATCTTGGAAAGGGCCACGAACGTCAACATTGCCCATTTTTTTAGTGCTATTTTCTGTAAGCGTTTTATCCAGACCCGGACCAAACCCGACATTAGGATCAATAACTATTCTTCTGTTTGTTTTTGTTGTGTTAACACTGTTTACTTGGGCTCTAGTTATACTTCTTGTCGCGATGCCAGCCTCTTCATCAAACTCACGCTCGACCTTTGCCCCACCAATTAGAACAGTGTCTGGACCCGGTGCTTTGATTGCTGTGGCAATTGGGTCGGATTCATCTGACGTCTCAACAGCTACTGACAACATGTGACCACCAACCATGGCGCGGCCATAGACAACAGGAATTGTCGCACCGTTACCAACCGTATTGGCTGGTCCGGTGTACGCATAAGATTGTTGACCACTTGCACCGCGCGTTACACCTTGTGGGCCAGGGCCGCGAAAGTTAGTGCCGTCCATGCGACGATTGCCAAGCTTTGGCAGTTCTGGCTGTGGTGAAATCATGTTTGCTACACCACCAAGAATCAGACTTGCACCAATCGCACCAATAGCGGTAGAAACTCCTGCGCCGATAATCGCACTAGAGCCAATACCAACAAGAAAACCTCCAGCTGTAGTAGCCGTTGCAGTTGCGCCAACGCCCAAGCCTGCACCTAGGAATCCAGCGCCTGCAGGAGCAAAAATAACGGCAGCTGCAACCAATCCAACGCCAAGCAAAATCTGCCCCGTTGATCCACCGCCACTACCGCTGATCACCGGCACAAGCATCATCGGCCTGCTGCCAAATGGCAGATGCAACTCGTCATATCCCATCGCCGCACCAGACTGAATCAGCTTGTAGCCAACACCGTTTTGGTGCGCTGTTACCAAATCCTTCTGCAGCTTTGGATGGTTGACACACAGCAGCTTGATCGCGTCTGCTGGTGTCCTTAGGTTGTAATACTCGTGGTGTGTGC